GTTTCTTCTACATCATGAGTCATGGCAGTAAAAAATCTCTAGTAATCTTATTAACGTGCGCTACCGCACATTGAGCGCGGCAGCTTGATTCACTGGTCAGCGGCTTGCTTCTCGGCAGCGTAGGCGAGGGCAGTTCCTTCCGGAACGGATTCGAATCGACCGTCTTCCATCTCCGCCTGCGAACGAACGCAGATGCGACCGTCGATCATCATGTACGCGTAAGCCGGTTCACGGGAGTGCTCGAGCACGTACTCGCTCGGCAGACCCATGATGATGTAGACGCCGCCCTTGGTGTGGCGCACTTCCTCTCCGACACGGAACTTGAAGGTCCCGTTGACGGGATCCATCGCGACTGCGAGGTTTGCTTGCAGGTAGGGATGAACCTGCGAGATCTTTTCTTGCTTGTCTGCGTCCATAGGGACCTCTTGGTTAGGCTGCCATCGCGTGAAGGAGACCGTCGCGTTCGGCAATGCGTTGAATCAGTTCCTGATACTGCGGCAGCGGACGCTTGTCTTCGCCCATCCAGTACGGGAAGTAATGGTCCGGGTGTTCCTTCGGCAGCGTCATGCGCAGCAGGTCCATTGTCGAAAGGAACGGCAGCTCGTGCGCTTCGCCCAGTTCGTGCGTCCACCATCCGCGAGTCGTCAGCAGGACGTTCCAGTCGAAGCCCAGTGCCTTCAGGCTGTCGTACAGCTGCTTCGGCGTGAGCTTGAGCTCCGGCGCCATGGTGTGCCACAGGTAGCTCATCTGGCACATCTCGCTCGTGATGTTGAGTGCACGGCGGAGCAGGGGATCGTTGTCGATCTTGCGGCGAACCGTCGTGCGCTGAAGCTTGCAGTCCGGATACAGCACGAGGCTGTAGTTGATGTTGTTGCCTTCTAAGCCGTAGCGCCCTTGTTCCTTGATGTGGTGGAACTCGGTGAGCGACGGCAACACGCCTTCAGACTGCGAAACGATCAGCGTGAACGCCATGCCCGATGCGCCTGACTTCGATCGAAGATTACGCAGCTGCACCGTGTTCAGATCCGTGTCGAGCTTGAGCGTGTCGTCCTGATTGCGCGGATACTCCGGCGCGCGGTTGCCGTCGAGTAAAGGCGCCGAGTTGTAGCAGTGCCAGCAGTTGTGCGTGATGAACGTGAACTTGTCAGTCGTGCCCTTGATCTTGTCGCCGTTCTTCAGGTGCTTGAGTTTCTGAATCGGTACGGAGCCCGCCGGACCCGCATTCTGCATCGTCGACTCTTTGCCGAGGTGTGCAGTCATGAGGAGGTAGTCATAAGCCTGTCCGTGCAGGCGCGGCGCTTCCATCAAGATACGCAGTTTCGCAAGTCCCTGACGCATGTGAATCGTGTTACCGCCAGATTCGCCCAGATCGTTCTTGTCCTGCATTTCGATCACGTCCGATGTCTCGAACTCGGTGAACGAGTCGATCTCGGTGAACGTCGGGATCAGCATGGTGAATGCGCCCGTGCGCTCGCGATTGAAGAAGGGCGTATTGACGATGATGTCCTTCCGCTTGCTCTTCTCTTCCAGCTCGTTCTTGTGGTTCTTGTACCACTCGTCGCCGACGTAGACCGTTTTGTCGGTGATCGACCAGCGCTGTGACTCCAGCACATCCTCGCCGTGGAACGCTTCCGTTCGGGCGACGAACTCACGGTAGTGCCACTCGTGGATGTTCACCTCAGTGTCGTAGGTCTTGGCCGCCGAGTGCAGCATGCGCGACATCGCGGTCAGCATCATGTAGTGCTCGGTCGTGGATTTGAAGTTGTTGCCGATACCTGTAATCCCAGTCAACGGCGCCAAACCACCGTTCAGGATCGACTCATTGCGACGGCCCTTGATGTAGTGGCCAGTCGGAATGTCGAAGCCTGCTCCGATGTTGATCATCACCTTGACATTCGGTGCTGGTGTCAGCTTTGTTCTTAAGTCAATCGTCATCTTCTGCTCGTTCGTAAGGACGTCTATGTTCGATAACTAACGCTTGCGCAAAAGATGGATTTGACTTCGTACATTTTTATGAACTGCCCTATTGCTTATTTCACACCGGACCCCTTATGACGACCCTGCTCGAGAACCAACGCGCCGTGGTGGCGCTTGAAGCCTTCACCCTGCAAGACACTGGCGGTCTCTTGCATCGGGTCTTCCCGGCCATCCAGGCTGGCTTCCGCGACCTTTACAACCTCGTATCCCCGAACGACAAATCGACGGCGCCTATCACCAGCCAGCAGAAGGCGTTTCTGGAGGCGATTGCGGGTCGGAATTACGTGTCGATCTCGCCGCTGCCGGCGCGCGTGCCGGAAGGCCTGAAAGTTCCCTATCTCGTCTATGGCGAAGCGCTTTCGCAGGCGGTGGAAAATGCTACAAAGATTGTGGATCAGCTCTCGCTCTACACCCTCTTCCTGGGTCAGCTCGTCACCAACCACGATCACCAGTTCAGCTCCGAGTTCAATCCCGGCTACTACAAGAAGCTGCAGGGAACCCGCGACCTGGACAATCAGCAACTGGGCGCCTGCTTTCAGCCGGGCTCGACGAAAGCCGACCGGACCTTCGGGGACGTGGTTGCCCGCAACGCGGATTGGAAGAGCGTCTTCAATCTGACGAACGCGGTGAGCGAGCAGATGGACTCGGTCAACCGACGCACGCTCAGCAAGAAGATCGAGGAGGCGGGTCAGTTGCTCGATGCGATTGAGCGCAAGATTCAACGCAACGAACTCGAAGGGGTGTCGCCGCAAGTGGTGACGGAGCTCTCCGAAGGGGCGTACCAGATCGCCTCGCAGCTCGAGATGTACAGCGCTGTGTATTACAAGGTGCAGGCCTTCGTGACGGCCGTGAACTACTCGATGGGCGTTGCCATCCGGGCATTCAGCAAGTAAGCAAGCGGCATAAGAGCCAGAGGGGACCGCGAGGCCCTCTCTGGCTTCTATGACGTTCGTCGCTATGCACCCACCTGTTGCCAATTGCGCAACAGTCGCTCGACATCGCCCAACATCCGGCAGTCGTCGCCGTAACGTAGCCACTTCGGCATGGCCGATACGATCCGCATCCCCAATCCCCGCACATCCGTCTGATCTTGCAGCGTTCTGGTGTCGAATCGCACGCCCATTTCAAACGGACGGTTTCGCCAGATGGCACGGCTGATGTGGATCGGGAACTTGAGCGCCGCGTCATCCGTCGACAAGTCCAGCATCTTGTTCAGCTTGTGCAACATGTCGCGGTTGAACTCCTGCGGCGCTTTCAACTGCGCCGAGAACGAAGCCAGGAACAACAACCGTTTGGTGCGCTCGGGCAGATGACGATCGAGCATGCTTGAAAAACGCACTCGCATGCCGACGGTGACACCCGAGAACCGGCCTCGAATGACGTCTGTGACACGATTCATTGAAAAAACTCCTGAATGGCAGGGCAGCCAGAACGGACCTACGTTGTCCTGGGAGTGCCGTGCCTTAAAAGGACGTGGAAAGGGTTATACGACCATGCGGAGGTTCGAGTAGACGCCCGCCCAGATCCCTACGTCCCCGTCTGCTTCCACCACAGTGGCGTATCGGAACGCCGTGGGGGATTCCAGCCAGGTAAGAAGGGTGACCTTGGGTTGTGCCTTCTCCAGACGCTTGAGCGAATTGCGATTGAGCAAGTCGATTCCCAGCGTGAGGGTAACCGGAACCTGTGCAGTCCCGTCTCCGTCGCGGTAGTTTGCTTGAACCTCGAGTGCTGCAAAGCCAACCACAAACTGCGGACGCAGCTCCATGGTTGAGACCGTTTCCCCCTTCTTACCGACAGGCTTCTCACGTGTCTCATAAAGTATCTCGGTCAGGTCCGTCGCAGTCACGAGCGGATCCTTAGCCTGATACATTTGGAGCTTGTCGATCAGATCAGAGAGCACCTCGACAGCACGCATGGCAAGCTTGGGAGGACGGCACTCTCGCGTCAGAGGCTTTCGCTTGTGGCCCGGCCCCGGTTCCTCATCCAAGCAGTTCAGATCGAGTCGCCCGAGGTTTGCCCGCGGCATCGCGATCGTCCCATAGCGCATGACCTCCTTGTGGGTGCCCGCGCTGAAGAGTTGATCGAGTCGAATCATGACGATGGAATCCATCCCGCATGCGAGATCGGTCGTATGGTTACGCACGAACTCGATGGAGGGATCGGCTTCTTTTAGTCGCACGACCGAGTACGCACCATCGCTGATGCGCTTGCCCAGCAGGTCGTCTTCGGTTCCATGCTCACCCAGGTAGTATTCGCCCGGCTTCTGGTACTGCTTGACAGTGTTGAAGTACATCCGGCGATTCGCCAGCATCGGATGACGCTCGCTATCGTACTTCCAGTAGCCGTCGGCGACCGTGGTCGTCACGTCGCTCTTGAAGATTTCTTGCTGCGAAAGCAGGACGCCCAGGGTTGCATGCTTGTCGGCAATGTCGTTACCCAGATGACCGTCGTGTCCCTTGACCCAGGCGAACGCCACTTCGACGCCCCGGTCAACGAGTCGCTGCTTCGCTGCGATCAATTCCTTCCACAGCCCATCGTTCGCAACAGGTTCGCCGTCGCGCTTCACCCAGCCGTTTCGCTGCCAGCCTTCGACCCATTCTTCGATGCCCTTGCGCACGTACTGAGAATCGGTAGTGACCAGCACGCGTTTGATCTCGTAGTTGATCGCGTGCTCGAGTGCGCGCGTCGCCGCCATCAGCTCGCCGACGTTGTTGGTCGGCTTCTTCGGCGAATTGGACACGAGGATCGAGCCGTAACCGTCCACGTAATGAATCGGTGTTACTTCAGCCACGCCGCCCCTGTGAGCCGCGTCGGCCTTGGTGATGTAGCCGCGCTGCGTCAATAGCCAGCCGCCATTACCAGTTCCCTTCTTCGGCTTCTCGTCCGAGTAGAGGAAACCATGGATTCCCCAGCCGCTGGGGCCCGGATTCGGATTTGCGCCCCCGTCAGCATAAATCATCATGCCGTGCGTGACGGTTACTGCTACCTCTTGCGCCGAGGCTTCTTGTTTGACTTCTACTGTTTCACTCACGATCGCTGATCCTAAAGTCTTCTTGAACTACAGCATGGGCGCGATGGGTTAAAAAACTCCGAGCTCATGACTTGGCGTGGTGTACGAGGCTTTTCTTGTGGCTCTCACAGCGCTTCACGTAGTCCTGGTATGACTTTCTCAGGATGCGTTGCGTCTGGTCTATGTAGTTGTGCAGCTCGACGATGTGAGCGCGCGCCAGTGCGTCCACTGCAGCATCGTCGGAGGGTTTGATCGCGTCGAGTTGTTTGATTGGAACGTCGGGTGCACGGGGCAGGGTGGGCAGACGGTAGGCGGGACACAGACCTTTCGACACAGCGGGCGGTTCATCCGGCGGTGCAGGAGGAGGCGCTTTCGCGATCGCCGGATCGACACGGATGTCCGGAATGATCACGACCAGTCCACTAATCTGCGACGCAGGGTGATCGATCGAAGCCGCTCTGACGGCCTCTGGATTGACTTCGAGGTAGGTGGTCTTGTTGAAACTGTTGCAGCCGGCCAATGCGAGGCCCAGCGCGATACCAGCGCCAATAAGAATTTTGAACATGATGGACTTCCTGCGGGGGAGTTAGCGATGTGCGGCTTGCAGGCCGGCGAACGTGTTTTTGAGCGCCTGATAGCTATCAAGCGGTGCCGCGTGCGGCGGCTCGGGAGGCGGGGCGCTCGCTGCAGACAGCGAGGCGTCAGCAAGCTCGGCCGGCAGGCATTCGTGCTCGACACGTGCCTTCAGGCGGACGACTTCAGCGCGTGACGCTTTGTATTGCTTCTCGACCTCAAGGTACTTCGCGAGAATCGACAAGAGCCGAACGTCTGCGCTCAGATTCACTACGTTGAGCGTGAAGCTCGCCATTATCACGATGCTGAAGATGGCGCGGCGCTTATTGTTTTTGAAGGCATAGGCGAGACTTTTGCCATCCAAAACCATTTCCTTGACGAATGGCCAAGCGCTCCATACGAGCTTTCCAATGAATTCAATCGGGCTCAAGGTGAATCCCCTTTAGCTAATTTTATAGTCTGAGTAGTTATTCCAGAGAAGGGCTGGCCATGCCCTTTTCGTCGCCGCGATGTCATGGGAGAGGGAACGCGATGTACTCGCTTAAAGGCTTTATCAGTAACGATGTTTTTGCGGACAACGCTCCAGGTGTAGTCGCGCCGATTGGT